TTGGTTGCTGAATCATCGTCTTGGATGGTCCAGACATATCGTGGCGTTTGGAAGATTCGTAATAACGTTCGGTATAACCGTTTGGAAGATCTGGATATGTTGGTTCGAGTGCGCGAAACTGCTCGAGTGTAAGACGCACTTGATTGTTTATGTTTACGATATTTTGTTTTTGGTGTAAAAACATTTTTACTCCGGTAATCCTTCGGGTGGAATGTAAATCAACAGCGGATCTCCACCAATGATTCGATTACCCAACGAGGTGTCTACTTGAACTGTTCCTTCAAGATCAACTCCAAGAGCTGTTGTATTGGCTTGCTGTTTTTGCGCAGTCGCACCAACAAATACGGTACTGTTTTTAAATACAGCAAAATTTCCGCTGGTAAGCGAAGCTGTTCCACCAGCATATCCAGTCACAGACGACTCGAAAAAGCTTCCAACCGAAGCGTCCGAAACATATAGTCCATATGCTTGACCTGTATACGAACCATAGATTCCGCCGTTTATTTCGGATTTATTAAAGTTGAAAGTAGAAGCATTTGCACTAACTACACCATATCTTGTATCGGATATTTTTGCGTTGGATATGTCTATGTGGCTAGTTTCCACTTGAAAACCGCGCACACAGCTTATAACTTCAAACGAGCTTCCGGTAGATCCAGAAATTCCTTGACAGACGAGCTGACTATTGTTTCTGACTGTAACACCCGATACGCTGGCATCTTTTATTAAAACTTTATCGGTAAAGCGTACGGTACTACGACCTTCAGCATAAACACCTGTTTTACAATTGTTGAAATTTGGCATTTTTAAACCTTAAAAGAGAGTATCGGTTGTATCTCCGATGTGGCTACGATCGCTCACAATACCATAATTCAAATCGGTAAACCAGCAGCGATCGCTGAAAGTTGCAACCGCACCGTTCTTGAGATACACACCAATACCAGTTGAACCTGCCTGCCATCCCGTGAACACTATATCAAGATTTGCTGTAGCACCCGTCATACCAAATGCAACTGTTTTAAATGGTGAATTGAGAGTCCAGATGGAACTTGGTACAACACCCGACGTACCACCCGTCAAGCTAAACACCAAGTCAGCTACTTTAATAGAACCTGTGGTGCTAGCAACTGTTCCTGCAATCGAAGTTGTTCCAGTTGCACCAGAATATTTATTGAGCACAGTTACATCAAATACGTATCCGGTGCTTCCGGTTGCAGCCAACACACGATGTGCGCCTCGCAAGAAATTAGAATTAACGTTATTGTCGAATATCAGATAATCGTTTGCATAAATCGGAGTCACAGTTGATGCTGTTTTGATGCAGCGGAAACCAACGTAATAAGCACCAGCAGATCCTGTAACACTAAAGTTACCGCTTATAGACTCAACAAAATTTGTTAATGTATTATCGGGATAAACATTTACTTTTCCGGGAACATCCGACATGATGTTATCTGAAAGTGTAATTGTTTTATTTACATTATATGTTCCGTATTGAAACTGGAAATTCAAATTTGCAGCCGGTCCGATTGCATATGATGCACTATCGGAAGTTAAACTGATAGATGAATATGCCGATCCAGATGCAGTAATCAAACTGTCTCTTGGGTGCAGAACATAAAGATTTGTATTTGTGCTTGTGTTGTCGGGGTTCAAATCCGACATAGTTGATATTTCAGAATTGGCTGGTGCCATCAAAGGAACATAAATATCGTTTCCAAACAAAAGCTGAGTTCCGGCTGAGTAACCGTATCCGTTTGGTTCGCTAAGTTGCTCGACTGGAGTTAAAGATCTATCATCCGAATCGATAGTGCTGCGTACGTATATGTAAAGATTACCATTTCCAGAATATCTAACAACATCAGACTGTATATAATCGATTCCAGATTCCCATACACCACGGAAATTTATTCCAGTTGAGCCTGTAGCACCGGTTGATCCTGTAGCACCAGTACTTCCAGTTGGTCCAGTACCTCCAGTTGGTCCAGTACCTCCAGTTGGTCCAGCCGAACCGGTTGCGCCAGTGGGACCTGTGGGTCCAGCCGAACCGACTGGACCAGCGTCTCCTTGAACACCACGCGGTCCTGCTGGTCCTACTTCATATATTGTTCCACGGAACGGAAGATAACGTATGATCCAATTGGTGCTCAAATATGGAGGAACGTTATCGTGACCGTATGCTGAAGCGTTATTTTCGTCGCTGAGAATACCAGTTGCAGCATCTCTAAGTTCCGAAACTGGAATTGCTTTTATTGTTCCAGATGCTGCGGTAACACCGGGAAGCGAAGAAGATCCGTTTCCTGTAACACCAATTACGTGTTTGTGTGGTGGTAACTGATTCGCTACGAGAGACACTTGTTCGGCACCACCAGCGAAACCAATTGGACGATTTGTTAAATTTACAAATCCTGTTTGACCACCACCAATTACTGTTCGTCCACGAAGATCAGGAATAAAAAATTTATTAGAAGAAGTTGAACCTATATTTTCAAACGAGTGTACTTCAACATAAGTTGGTGTTGTTGTGAGTCCACTACCAGCAAGTTGCGTATAAATTATAGAAAATTGACACGTATTGGATCCACTGGAGCATGCAGTTACAGATATAACATGTTTATCGGTAAACGTGTCGCTTGGATCTGTTCGTTGTGGCCATTGAAGAAGAAAACGATCGCCATTTTCAAAAAGGTGATTTCTAGATGTAGCATCACCTGCGTCTTGGAAAGTTATACTACCTGTGAGACCGTTTCCTGTAACTGAAACTACAATATAATATTGATCGTTCAATACATCTTCAAGTTGACCCCAGCTGGTTTCTGTGTCTTCTCCTTTTTCAAGTGCATCACCATTACACAAACGCCAGTTTGTTGGAACTTGATCGTATGCTCCAGCAAAAGGAACTATCGAACCGATTGGTGTTGCTATGCTGGTTCCGACTGGATCCGAAACCAATGATGGCAATACTATTGCTTGGTTGCCGGTCAATCCAATTAAAAATGGATTGACGTAGCTGTTTCCGCCAGATGGTCCTGTTGCAGTTGCTGCGCCAGATACGCCATCGCTTACGTAAAACAATCCACCCGAACTATAAAGATTGTAAGCCGAATCGAGCGAGAGTTTTCCGGAAATTACCAAAACAAAACTAGAAGCATCTGCAGTTTCAACAACACCAACCGTATTGGCTCGAGCTAGAGTGGTGGCTAAAGCGCGATCGTAAGTGCCATCTGTTTTACGATAAAGTACTGTACCGGGAGTGAAGTCGTTGCTCTGAGTCACAGTCAATCTTATCGATTGACCGTCTCCTGCAGCTGTTCCACCACCTGTTATCGATAAACCGCTAAGTACTACATCCAGTGCGCTAAATGCCATCTTTGTTTCCTTAACCTTCGCCGTTCATAAGTGCGTCTACAGCAAACTTATGATTGGCTTCGATGCGTTGTCTTTGATCTTCTGGGAACTTCTTTTCGCCAAGCAAACGATCCCCGACAAGTTTTGCTTCCTTGTAATGACCGCTCCAGTAAGCAGCAATACAAAATTCGTCAAGAATGCTCCATTCGTAAACCGGTTGACTGACGAACAATGCGCCTTCGGGAAGACGAATTTTAAGAGCTTGTTTAGCAAAAATGTATGCTTGATCGAAACGACATGCCATTCTACAGATACGAGCAGCCGCCCATAACGATTCGGCACGCCAAGGATTTACTTGATATGCCTGGAAATATACTTTTACGATATCATCGATAGAATGATTTAAAATTTCCTTGATTCTACCTACTTGGAACAAACTGTAGAAAACTTCTTCGCTCCATCCACCCAATTCAGCGCGCTTGAGATAAGCGTCATGAGCTTTCTGCCATTGCTGGCTATCGCGATACGATTGAGCAAGATAAAAGTGATAACGATTAAAATCTTTTTCATCAACTGGACCTTTGAGAGCTTCTTCGAATGTTACTGCATCGCGAGCATATTTGTCTGGGTTTTTGCTGCGAGCACCGTCTTGGATCGGTCGATTTAAGATTCCTGGAGCAAAACCGCGTGTTTCAATTGTATCGTGGCAGTCAACATATTCGTGCAAAACGCCTCGATAATAGAAACGCTTGCGATTGGCAGTCAGTTGAGGGCGGTGATATTTGATACCACCGTAAAATGCAAAAACGTTGTAAAGATCAGCCGTTAATTCATCCTTGAACTTTTCAGGATCAAAATTTCCATCATATTCCATGATCTCGTCGGCATCGATCATGATTGTGTAATCAGCCATTGGTCTGGCAGCTTCAAGAGCTTCGCTGCGACTTTCGCCGAAACCTTTCCATGTGCTTTGCACAAGCTTTCCTTGAATACCGACGTTCTCAAAAAACTTTTCAATTTTTTCTTGAGTTCCGTCTGTGCTACCCGTATCGACGATACACCAAGTGTCAATCAATGGAAGCATCGATGCCAAGCAGCGTTCGATCACATGCGCTTCGTTTTTGACGATCATCGACAATACCAATTTATTCTTTGCCATTATAACCCTTTCATAATTAAGAAGATCTGCTGTTATTTATTAGAATTTTCAACATGTCTTTTATATCGTTGACGTTGTTTTCTAATTTTTCAATACGCTCGTTCATATCACTAATTCGAGATATATTTAGTTCTCTTTTTTGGTTCTCTAAAAAAGCTTTTTTCTGTGCCAAGCTAGTTGCAACAATAGCATTACTGCCAGTGTCACGAACTAGACCGGGTTCGTTTTGAACTTTTAAATATTTTGGTTTGACGGGGTTCATGTAGCAATCACCTTGAAATCTTTGAACGCAGGAACAACAGTATTGGTGTAGTCTCCGTACATAACTACTTTCAGTTGGAATTTTCTAAATTCTTCTTGACCAGTTATGCCAGAGGTACGAGCAGTAGCGGTACCACCTCTAGTAAATCTCAAATCAACATAGTCATCTTCTCCAACCGAGAGATACTGAGAAGTTACTCCGTAAGAATTTGCATACGAAGGATGTATAATTAATTTTTCGTATGGGATGTCATCGAAACGTGTGTTATCAGTCTTGGCTTGAGACTTCAAGTAAACACCAATGTCGCTGCCACGAGGAAGTCTTGCGGTCAAATACACATCAACATCTGTGGATTCAAAACCGTCTTGAAGATTTATTTGACGACTGATGTAACGCATCGGTGAAACTTGATCGGCTGTGATACCCGCAACCGAAGCCAAAGATTCGTATGTTTCTTGTGTAGCTTGATCGTTAAAATTCAAGATCAAGTTCTGAATGTAAAGTCCGCTTACGCGTTGTAAATCAAGAGCCGGTGTAACCGAATTGTCGTCGGTATCAAGACTGATAGAAGCTGTTATTGTATCGGTACCGGCATCTTTAATATTCTTTTTGGTAGCAAAAATTAAATTTTCATTTGGAAGAATATTAACAGATCCTAACCCGTCGCCTTCAAAATCTACGGCTGTAGAAATTGATGTTGAAGGTGGTGCAATATATGTGCTGTTTAGACGGAACAAGTTTGCGCCGTTGGTTATTCCGGATATTCCAGAATCGAAATTTGTTTCAGTGAAATTGAAGTAAACTGTACCACCGGATGTATCAAACACACACTTGTGTATAGTAAATTTCAAATCGAGCATCTGTTCAGCCGTCCATGTGCTCGAGTTTTGTGATTTGAAGAAAGAACCACCGTACGGTTGTGTGGCAATAATTTCTTCGGTTATAGTATCGTTTTGGCCAACTTCGCTCACGAATACTTCGTATTCGTTGCTGTTGCTCAAAAGAACCATCGAATATTCGCCCGGTTGCAAATAGATTGGACTATCAAATTGGAAAGTAGTTGAAGAGCTACCATCATCCGAAACATTAACATCCGATGGCAATTTTATAACTTCGCTGAATGGTATGATTATACCTGAACTTGGATATCCATTTACGGCAGGTCTTAACTGCAAAGTTATTGGAAGATTCGAAGACTTGGTTTTAAAGAATACTTCTACTTTGCTTATGTACAAACCGTTTGGATTTGCAACTGGATCCACAAGGAACGTTTGGGCAACAGGATCCACATATTCTGAACGTGTGTCTGTTACTATTGTGTTATTAAAAATTCTATCTTGAGTTACCGATTCTCTTCTGATTACCAAGTTTCTTGTAGAAAGAACTGTATTTTCTTCGGTCTGTATCAAACCCTGTGCGCGGAAAGAATCTTCGGCAGTGGTTGTACAGTTTGAGAGCACGTTCGAAGAATCGTCTATCAAGCGCAACAAACGCTCGCCTGTTCGGAAAGTTCCGGACGGTACACCAAACGTAATTCCTTGAGAATATCCGACTCTTCCATTAACGTCGGTGAATATGGCACCACCAGAAGTACCATTAACAGCAACGTATTGTGAAACGTCTTGATTGTCAAAGAACGGATATACTCTAACGTTTGGTCGCATACCATCGGCTTTTATATTGATGTTAACAGCACGCATGAATGGTACAATACTTACGTCTACGATTCGACTTCCGATACTTTGTGTGGTTGTTTCTGGTACCAATCGAGTGCGCGTACCAGTTCTGCTTTGAACTGTTTCTTGTGTAGCCTCCAAACCATAATCGACACGTTGAACCAGACCTCTTGTTGTTCCTGGACGCAACACACTGTGAGGTGGGGTTCTGCCAATTTCACGCCAAACGCCAGTTGAAACTGGAGTTCCTGCCCAAGTTGTTTCCCAGTTGTTCCACACAGTTCCAAAGTCAACTTCCGCTAAATCTCCAACACCATCATTTTGACCGTTGACATTCACAACAACATCCGGAAGTGTTTGTGTATCAATCCAGTCGTCCGACTGAGGAGTCATCGTCAAACGTCCATTGAAGTTTGTTACATCAAATGGATTGACGTTAATAGCTTTGGACGCAAATCGTTGTTGTATGAAAACGTCGGTTGTATAGTTGCATGTTAGCAAACCGTTGGAATTGAACGTGAGTCCGGAAGGAATACTTCCACTCAATCCAAAATCAACATATTTTGTTGTGAAACGTGGTCTGGCTTCCAAACGAACTGGATCGATTGCACAAAGGTGGTCTCGATTCAAATAATCTGAATTTGTTCTTGACTCAAAATTATCTACAAATATACCGTTCTTGAATTTATTAAGACCGTTTTGATCTTGGATTTCCAAAGACTTGGCTTCTTTTTCTGCCAAACTCAAGGTAGTATAGTATTCCAAACGATCGATTCTCTTTTCAAGAGAACCGATATCGCGCATTGTGTATCTGCGATTCTTAACAATAAATTTAGTTGTATCGGTCGAAGATTTGGTGTATGGAAGATACGTTATCGAAGCTAAAGTCATAGCATCCGGCACATCTTGTGGTTCGGGTGCTTGATCGTTACCAGATATTCCTTGTATGATTTTAAATTCTTTGTCGCGCGTGAGTACGATTTTATCGGTTCTTGGTTGGTAATAACTCCAAGCAATATCAAAAGAATTACCAATCAAATTGCAACCACCGGTTGCTCCATAATCTTGAGGATATGATGTGATACCAAACGATGATGGCGTTATGCGGTCGGGACGAGCATCTAGACAACCGCCAAGCGAAATAACTTTTCTTGAACCCGATTCTTCAACATAAACTGGTACTTGTTTGTATGCTGCACCAGTTGCACTCACCATCGTTGAAGGATCGCCATACGAGTTGAGTAAATATGGAGCGGATGATGCTGGGTGATCGTAACGTTTGAAAGTCACACTTACACCGGTAACACCAGCCGAGAAATAATTTTTCTTCAACACAATTCTAGACCAATCGTAAATGCTGTCGCGTTGACCTGTGTCGAGAGTGAAATAATCATTCATCGAGAAAGAGCTACCGCCGGTGTTGCCGGTAATAGAAACTATCTCGTATACGTCAACTTTACCGTTCAGATATGCATATTTTTCATAAGAATTTGCAACCATCGAAACACTTAAAGTTTCGGTTGTAGATGTTTTGGTTCTAAAGAACGGATTGTTGGTGCTGCTTTCGGAAATATCCATGTTAACAAAAACTACAGCCGTTCCACCCGAACCAGCAGTTATGCTAAAACTTTGTGCACCGAAAGCACCATTCAAATACAAACTTACTGGATTGCCAGTCAAACTGAAAGCTTTCACATCGTTGAACGAAGTAAAGTCCATCCAACTTCCGCTTGAAAACTCGGTACCAGCATCAAAATCGGTTACGCTTACTAACGTCGGTGAGGATGTACTCAAATTAAATTGTGCGGATCTTTGAATATTGATACCGTGAGATATAATTTCTCGAACCGCATAGCTAGAAATGTCGTTCGATAATGGAAAAACCAAACTAGAATAGCTAGCATCACTTATGTTGAAAGTATCATTATAAAAGTTGAAAACGTGCTGATCGCTTGCAGTGTATCCAGGAAGGAATAGTCTTTGTGCAGCCGACGCGGTATATCCCGAATCCATCAAAATGTCATAAAGATGCAACTTGGTTCCAGAATATTCTACAGCATCAAATTTACCCAAACGTGCTGTACCTACTCGAGAAAATGCTCCACTTGGTCCGGAGCTTAAATAAAACAAAGTAGAACCATTAAAATTAATTAAATTGAATATATTAGCAGTCAAGCTTGGGTTGATAACGACATTAACTGTGTTACCAACAACAAATGGTACTTGCTGTTGCGAATCTAATGTCTTTATGTTTCTGGCTTTGTCGGCAGTTAAAGATTTGGTGGCTTGATTTATAAATTCATAACCAAAAATGTATGCTTTACCTTTGCCGATATTGATTTTTAATTGACTTTCATATGCATCTGCAGTCATATCAGAAACAGAAATTTGAAAATCATCTACAGTATAGTTACCCGATTCGTCGTATGTTCTTCTGGCTAATGTGTCAGCCAAAACATTATATTCTGGGTAGTTTGTTTTGTACGTAACTTCATCGTTTTCAATTTTTAATAATTGATAATCGGCTGTTGATGACAAAGGAGCATGCGCCAATTCCAAGTCAAGACGATAACGATCCGCACCAGGAGCTGCATAATTGTAAGAACCAAAAGCAGGATCATTTAATGATGTATCGTCGGTTGCAGTTACGATTGTATTTGTAACATCAAATTTTACTATTGCATCAAGTTCATTAAATTTTCTATATGAATTTGCAGTCGAGCTACCTGTCACAGCATAAGGAGTAACTTTTTGTTTGTCATGATTAACAAAATAACCCTTTATATAACGAACACCTGCATCTACACCAACAAGCTTTGCATCACCAAATGCAGGCAAAGAATTTGGTGCACCACTATAAACATTATAAGTTGATGTGCCGCCAGTGACTGTTGCACTTATTGTTGTTCCTTGATAAACAGCACTAATTGTATCGCCTAAATCAAAACCTGTTGCACCATAAAGATATTCGCTAAAAAACAGCAAAGAAGATGTGTCTTTGTTGGAGCCACTTAATCCAGCAAGTGTATTGATAACTCGAATTGTGTTTTTACCCGAAACTACAGCAGTCAAACCATCAAAATCTGAAATAGATACACCAGCATATCCAGTCAAAGATGCAACACGAACAAATTGAGTATCATTTACAACAACTTGGCTTTCGGATACGATACTACCATCTTTGAATACATGATCTCCAAATCTTTTTATCTGAGTTTGGAGAATAGTTTGTGATTGTGTGAGTTCGCGAGCTTGAACGGCATATCCGGGCTTGTACAAAACCCTTAAAAACTTTTTAGTATCGTCATAATCGTCATAATAAGGATCGACATTAAATACATCTGGATCGTAAGCCATCTATTTCTCCCTTAAAACTCAACAATCAATTTAATTTCTTCTTTTTGTTCCAAAGCTCGTTCGACTGGACGAATATTTTGAAGATGCAGTACGGTTCCTGAACGGTATTTCAGTTCTGGTTCCGAAACGATCGACGATATAACAGCACCGGTTGTTCCGCTATTATTATATATTAAGTTTTGTGAAACCGCAAAAGATCCACTAATCGGAAGCAATCTTAAATTACCCATCGTTGCGCCGGTTGCTGGAGTCCAATCCATAACGTAACCGGATGCACTGCTATTACTAATAATATCGTCACGGGTGAAAGATTCATCGTCGAAAGACACGGTTCCGTCGTAATAAAGCTCGAGTCGTACCGTTTGATCGTAAACAGTTTGAGAAGTTTCTTCGTATTCGTCTATCTCGATTATCTTACCGATTGGTCCTGTTATTCCACCATAATCGTTTCGCATCTGATAGACATTTTCAGACATATTAAAGTTGCCATTTGGATATTCAAGATAAAGATTTCCAACAGCATTTGTTCCGGTTTCTGGCTGCCATTTGTATATTTTTCCGTTCGACACCGAAGCGGTAATATTGTCGGCAGTATTTCCGTTACCAAATGCGATATAATTTAAAGTAAAATCCAATCCAGATGCATCAAATGTGGAAGCTTGAACTGGAGTCAATTTAAGACGTTTGAGCAACCGATATTCGGTTCCAGCTACAGTTTTTTCGTGCACCGAAACTATTTCTTGAGTGGTTATACCGTTTACAAAACCTCCCAACGCAAAATCGCCACCTGTTATGGTTCCGAGTGTGAGTTCGGAAGTGCCGGTGGTTCCCGATTTTCCTGGTTTCCATGCAAGAATCTTTGCACTTGCAGAATCGTAACCGGTTACTCCGTTTGCTCCGGTAAGCGACTGTGTTGCTGTTGCACCAACGGTAAAAGAGTTTGTTAATCCAGCCCCTAACAAATTTACACGAATTTGCTTTTTACGTAAAAGTGGATTTTTCAAAAGGGCAAATTGACGATAATCATTTTCGGTGGTTAATTTACAACCTTCGCTTTGTTCAAAATCAGCCACAATCATCAAAGAAGATGCGCCAAGTTCTCTAACCGCATTTGAGCCATGACCACCAACAGGAGACATCACAGCCGTTGCCAACAAACTCATGTCGGCACTTATTCCTGGTGCAAAAGTAAGACCGGCTACCACATTCACAGTAGCATAAGTGTAATCTTGACCATTGTTTATCAATTCAAAACGATCAAGATATCTTTGTCCGGTTGTACCTTCGCACGAGCATGCGCTTGTGCTTCCTGTGGCGGTTACCGCCAAAAACGAAACGCTTATTTCTGCTGCTGTTGCCGACGTGTGAAGACTATTAGTATCTGCATTACCATCACCAGAAACAACAACTGTTGGTAATATAGAATAATAAGTTGGATCTGCTCCACCACTGACTCCAAAATCTAATGGTGTAGCAAGAACTACAGTTGCAGTGCTGTTTGCATTGTTTATAAAATCTACAATTTTTCTTTGCTGACCCGAACCGCTGCCACTTTCAAAACGAATGCTCATGTTGTTATAGTAATCGTTCTGATATACCAGTTTTGATCCACCAATTATAACCGCAGTCGCGCCAGCGGCTGTTGTTCCGGCTACCTGATTGGCTGTATCAAAAAACAACACACGGTCGGATATAACAAAATTTCGCAAAGATTCGTTTAAATCTATAAAATCTATAGAACCATCCACTGCATTGTTTTGAACATCGTACTGAAGCTGACGGTCGTCGTTTTCATTAACGCTCGTCACATACTCGACCGGCATGTATCCGATACTGATACCTTGAGTTTTTGTTAAAAACTTTCTTTTGGATTCGGATATCGAATAAAGATATTTCCAACGATAACCGTCCGATAAAGTTCTTATTTGAGAATCGGTGTGTGTTGGTGCAACCGTGGAAGCTATACCGTAGTTGTTATCGATGCATTTGTAAACGCGTTCTTCATCAACCAAAACATAAAATTTTAAAGCCGTAACATCATCATACAAATCGATTGTGTCTCGATACGCATCGTAAACGATATTAGGTTCCCAGTCGTAACGTTTTACCACTATCGATACGTCAGACTTTTGAATCTTTTTGAACGCCATTGCTGTGCGCCAAAAGTCTGTATCGGATTTTACGCAATCGATATTTTTTGGTGGCGCGTTGTCTTGATTTGCACCTGTTGCACTAATCCATTCGGTTGGTTTGCCGATACCAAGAAAAATAGTATCACCCGACAAAACATCAAAGTTTTGATAAAAATCTTGTATAAGATATTGGCGAAAATCTTGTCTAAATGGATCACATACGGGCATACGTTTCTCTCTTTAATATATTTATGGTTCAAATGATATATTTGTTAAATCTGCTTGTGTGGATCCGGTAGCTGACGTAAAACCACCACCGGTTATACCACCAGCCTCGATTGTGCCTGGTATATTTTCACCTTCATCTATTCCAAATGTTCCAGTCAATCCGGCTGTAGAACCTGTTGCCCCGGCTCCTCCGGTTCCTCCGGTTGTTCCTGTTATTCCAGTCAAACCACCGGTGGTGCTTGTTGTTATGTAACAGACGGTAGCCTGTAACAAATTGTTGGGGCTAGCATCATGAGTAATTTGATTAGCCCATTCGAGAGCACAACGGAATTCTTCGCCGACTGGCATATTGAAAAAACTACTGAGAGTTATTTTTCTAAACTCTGTGCTGCTAGAATAACGCAAAATTGCATATTTGAAATCGCCAGTAAAGCTGCTAGCCCAATCGTATCGCAAAGTGTCGGATGTCATGGTCCATTCTGGCCACGATTGTGAACCAGTGCTACCCAACAAGAAATCGTTTTTACCTTTGCCTACGCTGCTGGATCCGTAAAGACCTTTTAAATCGTACTCGATGCGAGCCAAAACTGGTTCGTTCACGCGCCGATTTGGATGTTGATATATCACCCACCAAGGATCAGCTGCAGGAAATCCTAAGTCTGCCAAAGGAGACGATGGAGCTTCAAAATTAATACCCTCGGTCACTGGATTTGGTTGGCTGGTAAGTATTGGGTCGTGTATGTTTGGATCGTAACCATAAGCGGTTGCACCAAACCAACTTCTTAAATCGTCAAAAGTTTCATTTGTATAAGGTAAATAATGACCAATCAATGGAACTTCATATTTTATTAATGCGCTTTCGGCATCCAGATTAGACTGAGCGCAACGCTTTATTAAAACCTGTCCAAAAAAACCAAGACCGGCTGGGTGAATAAGACGCTTGAGAGCATCGCGATAACGATTAACTACTATTTCTGTTTTAAGAACATACGAGTAGTTTTGATAATAATGGTTGTCCTGTAAAACTTTGTTGGTACTCAATCGTCCATCATTGTTTGCATAGTATCCAGCAAAGTTGCAAACTGCACCGAGTGAACATGTGCCACTAAATCCAGTACCTTTTTCGGATTGTACAGTTATCGACGGAACGGTGTTGTAGTTTATACCAAAATCTTCTATTTCAATTTTTAATATTTTACCCGAACTGTTTACTTGCGTTACTTTTGCACGCGCTCCTTGACCAATATCACCCGCTGCATTTGTAAATACTACTCGATCGCCAACACGATATCCAGAACCACCCGAAGAAATTGTTACGGTGGCCACTACCGAATATATTTTTGGTTCGATTATGTTTTCTGTTGCGGTTTCAATTTCAAGCGGACGCGTAGAAACAAATGTTCCGTTAACATTTCCGATATTCAATTCGTAAACCGAAAATGCACCCAGTTGAAATTTAGAAACTTCAACTACTGTTGCTGCAGCAACGGTGGTTCCACTGACATTCTTTTGATATATTCTTCTGCCTGCAGACTCGAAAATTTTATTTCCTTGTGTGCCTGCTACTCGCAGAGTTTTTCTTTGTATCCATTTACCATCCGATGCTTTTAATATGTCTACTTTCGGATAATAAAATTCTACGTTTGTATCGTATAAAATTCTGAATAAAAATTCAAAAGTTTTTTCGGTACCTTTTGCTTTGTAAAATTGCTTGATGTATTTTACAAGAGTTTTTACTTCGACGGGCAAACCAGTTTCTTTGTTTATGGCCAGATTTTCAGGAAAGTCTAAAAGATATTGTTTTTTAAAATTTTCAACATATTCATCAAAAGTTGTATCGATATCTTTTACTTTTGCCAGATCCAAACTGTTGCGGAGGTATGCACCTTGAGTTTCCAGCCATTCGTAGTAAGCATTTAAAAATGCAACAAACGTAGGGTGATCGATGCGTACAAATTCCGGTACTTGCGCATTTACAAGCGGAGATATTTTATCTAAACTTTTAAATTCGCTGCGCATTTATTAGTTTGTTCCGTTGAATGGACTACCCGAAGCAGAATATGGATCATAACGGAAAGTTTGTGGCGAGCAAGTTACGGTAATATCTTCCAAATTGAGGATTAAGATTTGATTTCTTCTTGCCAAAACATCATTTTCTTTTGGTATTGCCGAGAAAGTGATATCGGTTTGTGTTTCTGGACTCAAATATTGAGGAACAAAGTTGGAAAGTGTGACTTTTCCGGTTGTGTAATCTATAGTTCCAGCATTTTCATTGATATAAATTTTTGATCCGCCGACCAATTTATATATTCTAACTTTTCCGTACCCATCATCGTCAATATAAGCATCTACGTTTGGTTTTGGCGACGCTGTACTAGTTGCATCTTGATATCCAAATATCGAAGAAGTTAATATTGGTGTGTAACCATCGATGGGATGATACAATTCGTTGTCAAAATTTATCGTGTAGTTTGTTATGGTGGTTAAATTTGGCTCTAATTTCTTCTTTAGTGTCAAATCTATGTTACACGATATAACCGGAGGATTATAATTGGTGTTGATGTGCGATACAAACAAAGATTCGTTGAAATCTCGATCGAATTTTCCTATGTTATCGATACCATATATGTAAATCAGGTTTTTGATATTCTGTTCGAGTGTTTCTTTGGCCAAAGTTGTTTTGGCTGTGTTATATTTTATATTAATATCCAAAACCAAATACAAGTAATCTGGATCTACTACTTCCGGTATAATCGAAACAAGATTTTTTTCTTTGAGAATATTTTTTGCAATCGCAAGTTTTTGTAACTGCGTCAGACGGGTAGCATTTTTTGGTTTGATAGATAAAAATACCTTACCGTATATTGGTGGATCGTTATCTTCACCGCCCCACACAAAAACGCTTTCGGCTTGCTCGCCATAATCTTTCGATAATATAGCTCGATAATCTTCAGCAGTAACCGCGCGCTCTTGAGCTTGATAGTTTCTGGGAGCATAGTATTTTATCGACTGTGTTGTTTCAGTTTCGCTGCCACCAAAAGAAGAAGAATATTTGCCATCCGAACCCAGCAAAAGTGTTGTTTGCGAAGACATTCTTTCGGCATATCTAAAGCTACGAATTGTAGAACTATCGTTTTTGCCGATACCATTTGCCAAAGAACCACTACATGTTCTATAAAATATTGAAATAACGTTTCCAGGTAAAGGTTGTTGACCAATAATACCATCACCAAAATAAATTTCATATTGTCCGGTCGAATTAAATTGTAAAAAATATACTTTCGAATCGCTGCCAACTTTATTGATATCGTTAACCAAAGTCCAAAGAGTTTCAATACCAGAAGTATTGTTAATAGAGTATGAAACGCGCACCTCTATTGATGTTGTATCTACATTTACTTCGGGTATTATAAATTTTTGATCGATATTTGAATTTGGATCATAAACATAAGTTATGGTTTTTACTGAACCTTCTTTTATTTCCACATTTCTTGCAAAATAACGAGTGCCTT